TTCCTCAGATTCAAAAATATTCTAATAATGTTTATGACTTTCCTATCAGGGACATAGACCCGAAGAATAAAAATGGTCAGTATTGTTTAAAGTGGGCAGAAGGAATATATAGCAAGTTTCTCTGCGGAAAAACTGCGTGGGGGGTATCAACCTATAATGAGTTCGATACACTACGTAGGTATAGCACCGGAACGCAAGATGTCGAGCAGTATAAGGCATATTTAATGGACTCTGGTACTGATACAGGATCAACTACTACCGGAACGTGGGATAGTTTACCACTAACTCGTGTGGCAAAAAGAGAGGGATGGTGGAATATTAACTTTGATAACATCTCACCTTGTCCAAAAATTTTATCGAGCGTACACGGAATGTTCGACAAAATAGACTTCAACTTATATGTCGATACCATAGACAACAAATCACAACAGCTTGCAGAGGACAAAGCCTACTTAAGATTATTTGAATCACAGAACCTTGATTGGCAGAACCTATATAAACAAAAAGCAGGGATACCCATAGATGAGAATACCTTCTTTCCTAAGTCTATTGAAGAGTTCAATATGTATAAGGCTAAGGGAGGGTATAAACTCAACGTGGCTATTGCCATGCAGAAGATACTCCGACATTCCTTTGACATATCTAAATGGGATAGCGTAGTAAGAAAGAAGGTTATTGATGATTTGACTTGTATAGGCTATGGGGCGGTTAGGGACTATTTCGATAGCGAGGACAATAAGTGGAAGTGTAAATGGATAGACCCCGCAAGGTTAGTTATACAAT